TATTATCCCAATAAGGTCCTGAATAATAAATAGGTGTAATACCTGGATTGAAACTTTTAGCATTATAGATATATGGAGCTGAATGATTGCCAACTAATGTTTGTATATTCTCTAATTTAATCATTTTTATTTTTTATAATTTGCTGTATAATTCATTTTGTTTTTCTTGTCTTACTATATCTTTTGGATGATACAAACACCATGATTCATCTTTATCAGGTAGATATGTACTAATCTTCCATCCAGTTAATTTCTCGTGAACCTTTCCTTCCCACTTAATATAAGGCTTATTCTGAATTATTCTAGTTTGATAATCAGGCCAATTGACCCTTTCTTGTTTATCTACTTGCCATCTCCATTTAGATACATGTTCTTTAGTTAAACCAGTAACTGTATTGCATCTTGGAACATGTACACATTCTATAGCTGGATTCTTTTTTAAGATCGTTTTCAAATGATAAAGAAGTGTATCCGATAAGTACTCATCTGCGTCTATGAATACAATATAATCATTTTTGCAATGACTTTTAATATTATTTTTAAAGTCAGCAAAGTTTTTATTTAGAGGTGCAAATATTAACTTAACTAATTCAGAGTGCGTATCTGCATATCTTTCCATTAGATTATGTACTTCATCAGTAAAATTATCTGCATCAGCCTGAATCACGATTTCATCATCTGAGCTGATCTGATCTATTAGTTGCTTAAGCAATCTTTCTAATTCTACATGTTCATTGCATACTGTAATAGCATACGAAATAGTGGCATTATTCATAGTCAAATATTTGTGCGTAATCTGCAGCGGCAAAAAAATCTTTATCAAAATCAAAAGTAGAAGATGGATCCGATTTATGCGTTTGATTTTTATACTTAGGTAATAGTAATTCCTCTTCAGTTAATGGAATGCTTCTAGTCGCTCTCCATCTCCAATCCTCTTTACATGTACCAAACGCATAAACAGTACCTTTACCTTTTTGATTGATCGTCATAGGATACCATACTCGATTTAGACTATCTACTTGCTTAATGTCTTTATATAGTAAAGGGAAATCTTCAGGCGCTTCGTAGGCTTCTATATCAAACTCATCTTCGATCATTAGATCATTAGTTTCATAACCGCAACTCATACAAGAGTATTGGTTATGAAATTCATTGATTGGAGATATATTGCAACACTCTTGTGCAAGGCACAGAGGACATGTTGCTAATGTTATTGATTCTTCGTTCATATTGTTATATTTTTTTTAATTTTGGAAGTTCAATTTTTTTGAGGGTAGGCAATACTAATTGTACTTGTTTTGGCACTCTAGCTAGATATTCATCAAGCTTAGCTTTCATTTTATCATAAGAAAACTCTGTATTAGTTTTTCTAGCTTGACGCTTTGCTTTTGCTTCATACGTAGAGTAGTCATTGTATACGTCTTCCATTGCTTTCTTTGCCGCAGCTACATTAGGTGAGAACCAACTAGATTCTGCTAATAGCATATCAGGTACGACTGTAGAAGGATGTAGTGGTTTTAATTCTCCTGGAATAGGTAAGTAGAATTCGGGATCTAGGAAGTCTGTGTGTCCTGACCAGAATGATGCGATCAATGGTTTCTTAGAAGCTGTAAATTCTAATATAGGTCTACCAAAGCCTTCGCCTTTTGTAAGATTGACCATCGCTTTAATCTTACTATGGTTATATAGATTATTAATATCAGAATCATCTAACTCTCCGTGAATTAAATAAATATTGGGTAAGTCTTCTGTGCCAAAAGATTTACGTACTACATCTATTTTCTCTAAGATTGCATCTCTATCCATGATAGAAGCTCCACCACTAGAAGTTTTAAGTACTAAAGCAGGACGTTTCTTTTTGTTCTTAAAAGTATCAATAAAAGTATGAATAGTTAATCCTACATTCTTTCTATCTTCTCCAAATTCTCCATTTAACCAATGACCAACAAATAAGAAACAGAAGTCTTCTTTAATGCTATCTAAGCTTTCTACTAATTCTGTTTGTGGTAATTCAGACTCTTCTTTAGTATCATCAATAAAGAAATACTTATTTAGATCTAAGCCTTCAAATATTACTTCTACTGGCTTCTCTGTACGAATGCGTCTAACCACTTGACCTTGTTGATTCTTCTCCTCGAATGAGGATTCAGTTAATACTCTTTTAGAGTGTTCTGAAGATACTAGTGTTAGATCCATTCTATTGATACCATCAATCCATTGTGGAGCACAGATAGTAGTTTCAATTCCTGCTGTAACCATTACATTATATTTGCCTATTGGTTGAGCTTCGTTAGGAACTGTGATTTGGCACCAGAAATCCGGTTGCTTTGTTAATTGACCTGTTAGATTGAATAAAGGAATCATCCATCCCCATTCTGCTTCATTTGCTTTTATATATCCCCAAGGGGTTGAGCCCCAACGTTGAGGTAGTATCTCTATTTGCCACTCATCTTTTTTAAGTTCATAGATGGCTTTAATAAAATCTCTTGCTCTAGCTCCATAGCCAGAGTATGTATCTACTGGTGCAGATATAACTGCATATTGTTTATTCATTTTTTATAACTTATTAGTACGTTAGTGGATGTGGAATTGATTTAGTTTTTACAGCTTCTACTTTATAGAAATTAAAGTCTTTTCTTGGCTTCCAATTTGCGAGAGTCTTATCTACTCCGTCTATCACATTCTCAGACATTTTTCTAGCACTCATCATTGATTCGTCAGAAGTTACCCATGAACGTGCTGCCTTACACTGGTTAACATATTGTTCTGGTTGTGTAGTCTTCACAGTATATAAAGCATCTATCTGTTTTGCGATGTCTCTGAAGTCTGCACGATCATCCCAAATATAAGGAGTAGGAATAGATCCAACTAAACTCATATTTGATGGAAATACAGGATATGCCCAATCGCCATGCTTAATATAAGTAGCAAAATGATTCGAGCAGAAATTGCTATCAAAGTCAATCCAACTTCCATTATCAAATTCAAATCTCATTTGATCTTGCATTCCACCAGTTACAGTAGCAATGATAGGTTTACCACACATCATGCCTTCTGTTAGACTCAATCCCCAACCTTCATTAGAAGATACTAATGCAACACCATCTACAGCATTATACATTAAGTTTAGATCATGTGTAGCTAATCTATCTTCATTGATGATTACATTCTTATAGTCTTCAGAACAAAGTAAATTTAATACAGCTGGTAAATCTGTACCATTTTCATCTAATGCTTGAGTGTGAAGTAATAATGCGCATTTACTTGCTTTATCTTTTCCTATATTATCACAGAATAAAGACCAAGCAGCAATTAGATCAGATACACATTTGCGTCTAATATTCCTTGCATTATAGAATAAAACGTATTCGTACTCTTTATTTGCAAATAGTTTCTTTTTCATGTTTTGAAGCTTTGCATAATCTTCAGTCATGAATTCATTGATAGGATAAAACATCTTCTCATTGATACCGTGTGGTACATATTTAATCACTATGTCTTTTGCTTTATCTCCTAATACCATTTCATTAATGTTTCTAGTTTGTTTAGATATAGCTAATAAGCCATCACAAGATTCGTAGTACGGCTTATTATATAATGGAGCAGGTAAATCATCCCATATATTTAAATAGATAAGAGGTACTTTCTTACGTAATTCATTTTCCATTTGAAACAACCAAATCCAATATCTAGGATCAGTAAAGATCATGATAGCATCTGGCTTTTCAATATCAATAAGCTGTCTTACTATTTCTTGAGTACCGTATCCATTAATAGGATAAAGAAATACTGATGCATCTTCAATACCGGCAACTTTTCCAGTATCTTCTGATATATCTAATCTTTTACCATTATCTGGATGATTAATAGCTGCACCAAGATTTACCCAGTTATAATAATGGGAGGTACCCACTACCATTTCTCTTGCCATCGTTGCAATTCCTGATTGCATACGAATATCATCTGCTAGCAAAAGAATTTTTTTTCTTTCGTTTTTAGGTATATAACCTTTAATCATAACGTTTTTTATTTTTATTTAATGTTTGTACTTCCTGTATAATATACATTCACCTGATTGTAAATAGTTTTTTGAAACTCTTCATCTGTCATATAGAGAAATAAAGCTCTTTCTACTACCTCTTGTAAATTCATCTTAGATCTAATACAACTTACTTTAAAATCTTCATAAAGAGTTTCAGGTATCTTTAGAGATGTTGTTGATCGTTTTGTTTTTGTTGTCATAATTATTCTTTTCTATAAATATGTATATATATTCTATATTTACAAATATACATAATTATTTTATGATCTATCGCAAAGATCTTTTCGGTCTTTAAACGGGCACCATTTGCATCCTAGAGGATTCTTTGGATATTCCTTATCAATATACTCAGCATCGACTGTAAAACAATCTCTAACAAATGATTCAAACTCTTTTATGGCGTCAGTAGTTTTTTTCTTTCCTTGTGCAGGTTTAAACTCTTGAACCCATTTAGTTGGAAAGTCTTCGCTAATAAATGGCCTTCTTTTTACTATAAAAAACTTAACTTCTATTTTTTCCATAGGAACATCTAGCTCTTTAGAGTAAAAGTGCTTATATAGCAACAGCTGACTTATTTTAGTACTATCAGCTTTATCTTTGTCTTTCCATCCAGTAGTACTAGTCTTGAAATCGTAAACAGTATATATGTCTAATTCCTTATTATAAAAAACTAGATCTATAAAGCCTTGCATTAAAACATTAGGTATATCAGATACGATTGGTTGCATTAGAGGAATCTCTATTCCAACAAGTTTATCGGTCTTAGTAGAAAAGTATTGTGCTCTATGCTTTCTTACCCAATCTAAAATATTACAACCATCTTGAATGAATGCTGAGAAGTCTTCTTTAGTTATGAAGTGTTCTCCTCCATTCTCTTCAATAGATTGAGTATAGTTCTCTATCATTCTACCTTTTAGATGCTCATGAAGATCTATGCTGTCTGCAGCTTTTATAGAATCTTGATACATTACCTCTAAATAGTTTTGTAGAGTTTCATGTAGGCTTGTGCCGAATGTTAAAAATACTGATGGCTTGAATATCTTTTGTTTCTTGACATAATTCAAATACCATTGATAGTTACATTGTTTATACATTGAGTACTGACTGTAACTTACTGACTTTTGAAATGTCCTATCTATTTTCGATTCTGCTCTTGCCATAACTATTTATTTTTTGCCGTCAATAATACTCTTAATTTTTTGTAGATAAAGTATGCCATCCATATGTTCTTCGATGGCATGCTGAATCCATTCTGATAAGGATAAGTCGCTTCTATCTAAATCAGTATTATACTTATTCTTACCTACTTTTGATCTATCAATAAATTGATCTATAATACCATCGACTATAGAATCAGTTTTGCGTACTTGTCTTGTATTAGTATGATCGTAAGAGATAACTTCTATTTCTTTTTCTAGCGGCATACTAAGCTTCGGTTTCTTTGGTTAATTCTTTGGGTTTAAATTCATCATTTACATGACCACACTTTACACAATAGAATGTAGAGATAGGAACTAATGAATCTTGTGGAGATCCAGTTAAAAACTTACTAGCTTTTCTTAAGATTAAAGCTTCACAGAAGGCTGTACCTTCGCAATTATCGCATATCACTGGTGTAGTTTGCTCTAATGGAATACTTAGTTGTTGTTTTTGTTGTTGCATTTTAATTATTATTTATAGGATTATTATTGTTATCTAGTAAATATAACACTATTTTTTTACATTATTAAAATCATTATTTCAGTGCATAAAAAAAGAGTAACCATTTCTGATTACTCCTTTATATTTACTATACCAATAGGATTGTTGTTGATCTTTGACTTATTTTGTTTTAGTCTTTTAAAATTTGTTTCTTTGTTTCAGTTAATTTCTGCTCTAGCTTATCTATTCGTGCGTCTGTATAGGCATTGCCTACATTTCTTGCATTAGTATATGCATCATCTGCTTTACGAGTTAGATCTTTACAGTTATCAGATATCTCATTATAGAGATCTCTTCGAGTATTTGATAGCTCAATATGCATATGACTCAGCTCTTGTGCAATGCTTCTAATCTGTTTTGAATGTTCTAATACCTTTACCATACCTACAACAATCGTTACTATCATTACAATAGCAATCATCGCAAGTATACCAAAAGCAAATGCTAATTGTGTATCCATGTTTATTTTTCTCCTATATGTCAAAGAACAACAACTGATGTGATACCTAGATTCGAACTAGAGATGACAGAATCAAAATCTGTAGTGTTACCGCTACACCATATCACATTATTACCAATGCCTAACAATACCTGCTACTATACAAAGATTTGTTAGAATATAGGTTAGAACTATAATGGTTCTGATAATAGCTATCCTATCTGATTCTTTATCATTAGTTCCAGCTTTTTCTCCTAAGGCTTTTGCCCATATTCTCCAAATCTTCTTCATATAAAAATTAAAGTAGGCATCAAAAACCCATCTGATATAGTCACAATGGACAAATTCATCGTGGTAAGGAAACTTCACCTAATAGTTTTTTGCGCATTCAGGACAGGATTTGAACCTGTAAGTCATTTGTGGATTTCTCTTTATAACCTTTGCAAAGGTACCACTTGCGTTTTACTACTCCTGATAAAAATCCGCTTTCATCTCTTCATCAATATCAACCTTGCGAGTTAATGTTAGCGTCTACCATCGGCAGGGTGACACCCCTACCCATTCCGCCACCTGAATATGTACGGGTCTTTCCCCGCTCGTCAACCTTAGCAATCTTTACCGGCGGTCGCACATCTTTAGGTCTAGATAGACTCAGATGATTCTCCATTTAGGGCTGCTTGAGATTATGTTCCCTCCTTGTGGTTAGGGCCGGACTCGAACCGGATAAGCAACCATTAATGGAGTCGGGCACCATCCCTCATTACACCCACCTGACTATTTGCAACTTTTGTATTACCCCTTGAGTTGCCAACAATGCCGACATACGATTCGGAGTCTCTAAGCGCGCTGAGCCTACGAGAAGCGGAAACCATCTTCGATTCATATCTGGGCCCAGATAGAGGACTAGTAATTTAAAATGACTCGGTTGACCCTACAAGATTCGAACTTGTGACCTTGACGTTATGAGCGTCCTGCTAACTACCAGCTGAGCTAAGGGTCAATATTTATTTTCTTCCTTTATACCATCCAATAGGTATAGAGTCTTCTTTTTTTATTTTTTTATTTATTTCTCCATTAGTTATCCACATAGTGCCAAACTGTGAATTTAAAGATCCTTTTTGTTTTACAGAATTAGCTAAACCTATTTTAGTTTTAGTTTCTTGTCTGTGAGATTTTCCTGTCCAATCTGGAGCTTTAATTATTTCTCCTCTTGCTACTCTTCTTAGATTTGATTCAGACATTTTTTTGCCAAAATTAGATCTAAATTCTGGATCTTGAAGTTTTTGTTTAAACGCATTCCTAGCGTGTATATGCCAACCTCCTTCTCCTCCAATTTTTAAATTCATACATAATTTATCTCTTATTATGTCTTCATTAACTATTTCTTTTTCTCTTTTTGCTAAATCCTCTCTATTGCTTAGAAACTCTAAAATTTCTAATTTAAAATTATCTTTACCATACTTTCTTACAGATCTTCTAATTCTATTTCCGCTACCTAAATATCCATCATCTAAATTAGATGTTGAATGCATACCTATGTAATATTTACCATTGATAAGATTTGTGGTCTTGTATATAAAATGATAACTTAATTCTCTTTTTTTCCTTGGCATATGCCAAGGAACAAAAAAGTGACCGTGGAGGATCAGGGAGTCGAACCCTGGTCTCCGTAAGTACCAATTAGTACAGCTTCTCACACGCTTAGTACTGATCTAATCAAGAGGATATGAACCCCCGTTAGTATCTGCACCGTAAATTTGGGCTACCCGATTGGTAACAGTCCACCACTTAGTTTTACGATAACCAAGAAAACGTAATCTTACAACTTACTACTTCACCCAAGTTGCCAGAGAAAGAAAAGATCCGTAGATCCTAGGCAGCCATAGCTACATTAGCATTCGCAAATGCCATGTTGATAATAGATGCACCGATTTCTTGACGAGAATTTGTGTTGTCGTTTAAGTTTTTTGTATCGTGATTAAAGAGAGCGAATACCATGTCTCTGCGTGTATACTAACCAATCTCATACGGATCAAATGCCATACATCCCCCATATTATCAATGAACTAATAAATATAATTAAAGACCTTTCGTTACGTAGTCTTAGCAGGCTAGACCCCCTGACGCTTTTAACGGCTCCAATTACTTAACTGAATCAGTAATTACTTTTGTGCTATCTACTAC